CATACCGCTTAGGTCGCCCCTCTTTACTGCCGTGTAGATTGAACGCCCTTCTTCTGTATCTGGTAACTCTGCCCTTATAGTTAACCCTGCCTGGTCTACATCAAAGGTCATAGTTTTAGGTACTCTAGCCAATGGTATTTTATTCATATCATGGTTATATAATAGACGGCTATCTGTTAAGTCTGCGGCGTCTAAGGCTCCTGCCCTTATAATCTCTTGATATTCTCCAAAGGCTTCTTTAATTGTGGTGGGCTGATTAAATACTATAGCCCTACCTTCTATTAATAAAGACTTATCCCCTGCCAGGGTGCTTATATTAGCAACTCTAATTTCCTTCATCATCTTTAACCCCCTTTGGATCTATTATTATTTGGTTGCTTTTTCTCCCTACCTGGTATTGGTCTGCCAATTCGCTTGATACTACATTTAAGGTTTGTAATCTGCGGTCGCCATCCTCTACTGGTGGAAGATTTAAAACTTCCAATGCTTGATTTACTGTAAATAGTCCTAGTGGCATTAATTCTTTTAATATATTGGTCTTTGTGGTACTGCTGCTAAATTGTAGCCTGTTAGCTTCAAATAATATTAAATTTCCAAAGGCTTGTTCTCTTTCAGTAAATAGCTTGTCTGTTAATTCCAGGCTAAACTGTAGGGCCAATGGCTCTATTACGCTTTCATAAAATGCGTTAAATTCTTCTTCTGTATAACTACTATTTACAATGCTTTCAGTAATTCCTAAATAACTATATACTTTATTTTTCACGGCTTCTAATTGTTTTTCATCTATGGCCGTGGCTTTTAATTCAAGCGGTATATAATCGGCTTTACTGTCTATTGCAGCTATTCCCCCACTATTAGCAACTGTTAAATAGTCTTTTATAAAGGCGTCTTTTTCTTCCTTTAATTTTTCTGGGGCCAATACCTGGTTATATTTTAAAATTCCCCTTATAGTAGCGTTTGACTTTATGGCCTGGCTCATTCCTTCGCTTTGGGTATGTGCTAAATCTAGCGTTGGTAATATTGCCGTGTTTGTATCTCCTAGTAAATCATTATCGTTAAAATGGCGTCTAATGGTTAATATATCTTCAAAGGGTAATATATAAGTTTTCCCCTGGCCTATAATAAACTTACAATACATAGCCCCTGTAGGATCTGTTACATATTCCATTGATTGGGGTCTTATGGGCCATATTGCTTTTAGATAACCTAGATCGTCCTTGTCTAAATAAGCAAAGGCATTATTATATAAATAGTAATGGGTTACTAGCTTATAAATTAAATCATAGGCCGTTATATATGGATTTGGCCTTACCTGTAATATTCTATTTAAGTAATTATCCCCTGGTTTTCTTTTATCTTCTGATATTACTATATGGGTGCCTTTTAGCTTTCCAGCGTTCCTGGCTATTGCGTCCACCGCTGCCCTATAAATATCACTTGCATAGGCCCCGCCGCTAAATGGTGTAAAGTATGCAGGGTTCCCGCTCATTACTTCCGCCTTCTCTGTTCTCTGTGGCGGTCTTTTTCTATTAAATAACCTGTCTAATATTGCCATTCAATCACCCCTTACAAGCTGAATACTACTTCTACGCCTATGGCTTTTATATGTTCTTCTCCGTTTCGTTGATACTTGACTTTCATGTATTCAACTTGGTGGCCTTCTTTTAATTCGTTAAATCCTGGGCCTATTACTCCGTTTTGGTGGAAGAATATTTTTTCATCTGTTCCTTCTTCCCTTATAAAACCAATGTTTTTATGTCTGTTTATATTAATAACAATTCCTTTTTCTTTTTTCATTTTCTAACCTCTCTTTTTTATTTTTTTGTATTATATTATTTACGGCCATGTGCGGCGTTTCGTCCCTTACTCCATATTCATTATAAAGGGCCAACCCATTTTGCTTATATAGCTTACGGTTGGCCCTTTGTCTATCTCTATTTCTTGGCATAACTCTAACCCCCTTTTTGGAAATATTTATATAAATAACATCAAAAAGTTTTTATAGTCTTTATTCAATTAATGTAATTATACCATAGTAATACAATTATGTAAACACTTATTACTAATGTTAATTATATTTTTATGTTTACATCATAACCATAATAATAGACGGGTAATTAACCCGCCTAATCTTATTTTAAATATTTAATATTTTGTTTATAAAATACGGTATCTCCCGTCATTAAACTAATACATTCTAAACAATCTTTTAATATCTCCATAGGGTCTACCCCTTTTATAAAGTCTTTGTTAATCTTGCATCTTAATTGCTCTGACTTTTTTATATTCTCGGCCATTTTAAAATATAGTTCCCTTGTTTGGTTTTCTCTCTCAATGTAGGCCGTTAATATGGGGCTATGTTCTTCTTTTTTATCTTCCCTATGTTTTGCTATGGGTTTGGTATTATCTTCGCTAAAAAATGATTTTAGGGCGTCCAGGCTCATTGTATCACCGTCCTATCTTTGGTTAAACTCAATACTATAGTTTTCCTGGCTAATAAATAAATCATATTTAGGGTAATAATCAAATAGACAACTATAATTACTTATTCCATTTCTGTTTTTTAAACATACTAATTCTATTTTCCTGGGGTTTGCCTTTTTTGCTTGATTTATTATTTCCCTTTTTTCTTTTATCTTAGCGTTTGAATTAAATATATCATCATGTATAGCTTGTAATTGTAAACCCCATACTACATCTGCGGTATATTCAATACCTCCACTTTCTTTAAAACTTTCAAAGTCTATGGGTGTTAAATAATTGGATCTGTTTAAACTACTAATTACAATTACACTAATATTATAATCCCTTGATATTCTCTTTAATTCTGTAACTACTCCGTCAATTCTTTCCTTATCGCTTCTATCTGTTTCCCTTCCTGGTATGATCTGTAGGTAATCAATTATTACTACGGGCTTTACTTTGTTTACCAGGATATAATCATTTATATATTGCCTTATTGTGGTTATATCTGTATTAAAGTTACCTTCTATAATATTAAACCTTTTAGATACTGTTTCATAATTACTAATGGCCTTTTGTACCGTGGCCCTTTTTCTATCTGGTATATCATTTAATCTAACTTGTAAAGCTGATACGCCATTTTCAAAGTTATAGCCGTCTTTGTCTATTACGGTTAAACGGGCCATACTCTTGGTTATCATTTCAAGGGTTGCCATTTCCAGGCTAAAAAATAATATATGTTCTCCACGCTCTGCCAACTGGTCGGCCATTTGGTGTATAAAGGTTGTTTTGCCTAGCGTGGATAATCCCCCTATTACATAAAGTCCAGGGTAAAGGCTTGTTATATCATCTAAATTCTTATATCCTGTTTTCCTGTCTTTAAATTCCTTATAGGCTGCCATATCTGGTACAAAACCATTAATCATATAATTATATAAACTATCTGGCCTTTTAAGGGTGTTTATACTAGCGTCTATACCTTCCTTAAATTTGTCAATCCCGCCCTTATACCAATCGTTAAGGTCTTTATATTCTCCTGGTATTGTTAAGGATCTAATACCTAATAAATCTTTTATATCTTTTGTGGCCTTTCGCCCTGGCTCGTCATTATCTAAGGCGGTTAAGAAGATTATATCTTTATATTCTTTTATGGTTTCTTTTAATACATTTGGCTTTAATCCGTGCATGGCTAAGGCTTTATATCCTATACTTTCAAGGCTTAAAGCGTCAAATATTCCTTCTGTTATTATTACCATTTCCCCTGGCTCTGCTTCTTTTAAATTATCTAATCCAAAGAAGGGGGCGGATCCCTCGGCGTTATCATATTTTTTATAGGCTTCTTGTTTTTCTGTTAATGCTCTGCCCGTCCAATATATAACCTTGCCGTCCTTCCAGGTGGGTAATATTGCCCTAGCTCCATATCCTTTTATATCTCCAATACATAGTTTATATTTTTCTATCAATTCAAGGCTTATACCTCTTTCCAAAAAATACGCCTTGTCTTTTTCTGTCTGCTTGTTATATAATTCTAATATAATATTTGTATAATCTTTATAGGTAATGGCTTCCTCTACTTGCTTGCTCGGCGTTGTAGTATTGGGGGCCTTATCTATTTTTACGCTAAATTCACTTTCTGGGGTTTCTCCTGCTAATTCTAATAATTCGTTATATGCTGTTTCTTCGCTCATATTCTCCACCTCTATTAAGTATTTATATACGCTTCCACCTGTGCAGCATTTATTAAAGCTACTGTAACTATTAGTATTTGGGTATATTGTAAAATGGTCTTTGCTCCCGCATATAGGGCATGGATCAACTCTATAATTACCGCTGCCAATACTTTTTACTTTGTACTTACTTTCAATTAAAGATAATAAATTAACTCTTTGTTCTAAATCTGATATTTTCATTTTTTATCACTCCCTTTTATTTTTCGGTTAAGAAGTAACCCCCTGGTGTCTTGTATCTATTTTATCATTTAAGGGACGGCGGTCTTTTAAAAGCCGTCCCCCTTAATAATCTATTAATAATCTATTAGGAAATCAAAAAACGCTATAGGCTTGTCCTTATCTGTAGTGTATTTTTTTTTACTACGGTAAGAAGTCGGTACGCTACGGTAAGAAGTCGGTACGCTACGGTAAGAAGTCGGTAATTTTTAATTTTTATTATTTTTCTTTGAGTTTGCTAATGCTTTTTTTACCTCTTTTATTCGTGCGGCGTTCCTGTCTATATAATAATTAAGGGCCTCATCATCTAGTTCTATTTCTAAATAACCTTCTAAGAAGTCATAGGCATTTTTATAGTCATGGTTGTATATAGGGGTTATTTTAATATTAGTCCTATCTGCTGCCGCTTGGGTTTCTTCTATTTCTTCTATAGCGTCCAATATAGGGTTAATTATATATTCTGTGTGTCTTTGGGTTTCGTCTGGATCATGGCCCCCTATGTTTTCATTAATAGACTTTAAGCTAACATTAAATATATTTTTATCTTTAATATTCTTTAAGTTCTGGCTCTGCCTTGCCATATAAAATATATAATCTAATAGATCATAGGCTTTTGTGTTTAATTCTCCCGCCCATATAGGCAATAATGTATAATATTGGCTTAATAGCTCCACTAATTCTGGCTTACACTCTATAACACATTGGTTATAAGTTATATCCTTAGCTATAAATATATAAGAAGTTTTATTTCTAACTTCCTTCTTGCCCCTCCTAACAACTCCGCCAACGCTTATACCTCTTAATATTTCAAAGTTCCTAACGGCTCCCCTGTAGGCGGTGTCTTTGCTTTTATATCCTGTCATATTCTGATAATCTTCTAAGTTAAATGTAATAGTCCTGGGTTTATTCTGTTCATTTGCTTTAATTAGTATAAAATTCATAGTCTTTCTTAATGATATGCTTTGTCTGGTTTTAAGGGCTTTTAATTCTTCAAAGATTATTTCATAACTTTCATTGGTAGTTATATAATCATAAATTCCCCTACCCCCCTCATAATCAATAGTTTCTTGAATTTTAACATTCTTACTTTTTGCTATATTTTTGGCTTTAGTATTAGATTTTGCTATAGATACATTTTTTATAAATTTAGTAATTGGGCTATTAGGTAAAATACAGTAATTTTCTATTAATTCATTTTCTACTATTTGGGGCAACTTCTCGGCTAATTTCTCATTAACTAATTCTACTACTTCCCATACGGCCATTTGGTCTAGTTCTTCCATAGTTAGCCCTGTAATCTTAGGCCATTCACTTAATAAGTCAAAGGCTTCTTTGTTTTCTTCCATGTACTTTATTGCAGGTTGTACGCTTTTCTCCCATTGACTTGATAATCTTTCAAAGGTATCTTTAATGGTATTTTGTATTGCAGCTAAGGACGCCATTAACTCTGGGTTTTTATTTAAATAATCCTTAAATTGTTCTTCCCGTTTTTTTATCTCATTATCAATATAATCCTTATCTTTATTTATTAGATCATCATACATAGTGTTAATTTTTATAGTATTTTTAGCTTTCTTTTCGTGTTTATTTCCTTCCATTTTTTCGCCCCTTTATTAATCTTCTCCCCTTAAATATTCTTTAACGGCGTCCTCATCTACTAACCATTGACGGCCTACCTTTCTACCTCTTATTTTACCTTCATTTATATATCTTCTTACTGTCTGGGGCGTTGTATTTAGTAATTTACATAAATCGGGTACGGTATAAACAACTAAATTACCCTTTTCTAATTGCTTATCAATATTATCAATATTATCCTTATTATCAATATTATCAATATTATCCTTATTATCCATATTATCAACTCCTTTAATCTAAGTTAGGGTCTTGCATTACTTCTTTATCCTTTAAATATTCTTCCAATGCTTGATTTATCTCGTCTTTATATGTTGTTCTATTTGTATAAGCTAAGTTTTTTAATTTTTTTAATAAATCTTCCCTTACTATAAATGTGGCTCTAGTCCAATCATCAGGCAGGTTTTCTTTTTGTGTTTCCCCTTTCTCTCTTAATGGGTGCTTCCTGGGCCTTCCTACCTTATTTTTTTCTTCTTCCTGGTCTTTGTTAATCCAATCCAATGGATCGTTTTTTATTCTACTCACTTATAATCAACTCCTTTTTAATATCTCATTAATTAAATTACTGTAATCTTCTGCCCCGTTGCTTCCAGGCTTATAACTAAATATATCTAATCCCTGGGCAGGTGCTTCTGCTAGTGATACATTATTACGGATCCTAGTATTAAATATTTTATCTGGGAAATATGCTTCTACATTTTCTATTACTTCTTTATTTAGGATCTTCCTATTGTCATACATGGTTATAATTATTCCTGTAACCTCTAAACCTGGGTTTAATCTCTTTTTAACGGTTTCTATGGTCTTTATTAATTGGCTCATACCTAATAGGGCCAAAAACTCTGGTTGCAGCGTGATATATATTTCCTTAGCTGCTACTAATCCATTAAGGGTTAATAATGTTAGACTTGGGGGGCAATCAATTAAGATATAATCATAAATGTTAGCCAATGGATCTAGTACCTCTTTTAATATGGTTTCTCTACCTGGTACGCTTGATAATTCTATTTCCGCCCCGCTTAATCGAATATCTGACGGCATTACATCAAAGTTCTTTTTAATAATGCAATCCTGGGCCTTTATTTGCCCGTTTAAGGCTTCATAAATTGTATTAGGGTTATTGTATGTATCAATCCCTAAACTTGCCGTTAAACTTCCCTGGGCGTCTAAGTCTATGGCTAATACCTTAAACCCTTTATTACTTAATCCTGCCGCTATGTTAATGGTACTTGTAGTTTTACCTGTGCCGCCTTTTTGGTTTACTAATGCTATAATTTTAGCCATTGGTTAATCCCCCAATCTCCATTGTACTTCCTCGGATAATTTTATAGTTTCCCACCCTAAATATTTTCTTAGTATGTTCATAGCGTCAATTATGGCTTTAACTTCTCCATACATTGGATTATCTGATAGTTTCTTATATTTCCCCTCTCTTTGGTACTCCATAAATTCATCAAGGTAAACATCATAAAAACTAGAAATAGAATTTAAAACATGATCCATTATTAACCCTTCCTTTCATATTTTTATTTTTAGTCACAAAACCTTAATTTTGTGTCTATTTATGTAAAGGGGCATTATAGCCCCTAGTGTTTATTTAATTAATTTTAAGTGCCTTGGCCTGGGCTTGTTCATCTTCAAGGTCTTACCGTCCTTAATAATAAACTTATTACCTTTATTATCTTGGTGCATTGTATGGGTTTCTATTCCGTTCATGTTGGCCCATTCTTCGCCAATAGAAGGCTCTCCCATGTATTGCCTTAATTTACTTAGCGTTACCATTGATATAATATTAAGCTTTTCTATATCGTCATTTACATATTCCCATATAAACATTAAAGGATCTTCCTGTTCATCTATTGGGATATTAGGGTCTAACTTTTCTATATAGTCCCTGGTATAAAAGTAATCTTTAGTTTCCCATTTATGGCCGTCAAAGTCCTTTTTTATTGGGAATAGCTGCATAAATTCCCCTGGTGTCAAGTATCCTATTAAGCTTTTAATATGGCTTATTAATTGGAATTGTAATTCTGTATCATCATAATTTTTTAAGTTTTCCCCTTGGCCTGTTATTATCATTTTTACGCCATTAAAAACAGTCTTTTTTATTAACTCTTTGTTTCTATTGTCTTGTAATTGCTTTTGTGCATTATTAAAAAATATTTTACTATAAATTAAGTTTTTCCTTAGTGCTTGATTATTCATTATTTATATCCCCCTTCAATAGATCCCTCATTATCATATTATAATCGTGTATCATTTCTATAAGGTCATGTATTCTATCATATTCCCAAAACCATTTAGCTGATTGTGTGGCGTGCATACCCTCATCTTGATTTGTTCCCCATGCTATAGCTTTATAGGGGTCTGGTCTTTCATTAAAACTATAATCATTAATCCATTCACTAATTAAAAAACCTACCTTCTCGTTATAATAGTCTAATCTGTCTAATGTTTCCCTTGCTTCGTTTAAACTGTCGCTTTCCTTTTCTTTTACTAATACAACTTTTTCTATATATTCCATTATTAATATCCTCCCTTTGATTTTTACCCCCAAAGGTGATATAATTTAGTTAAGCCCTTTGGGGTGATTGCTTGGGTATCTGGGTTAAGTTTAGCGGCTTACCAGGTACCTTTTTCGTTTTTAAATACTTCTTTAAATCTGCTTAATCCTTGCCATGTCGGCAATGCTTCTAGTTTTCTACATAGTTTTAGGTATTCGCCTAATAATTCAACTTTCACTATTTCACCGCCTTTAAATTAAAATATTATTGTTATTACTAATATTATTCTATCCCCCTTTCTTACTTTGTTTATTCATTAATTTAATGTTTACATATACATATTAACACTATGAATATTATAAGTCAAGGTATATTTTGTAAAAAAATAGACTATTAATTAATACGGTAATTAATAGTCTTAAACCTTATATTAAATTTACCCATACAATACCATTACTATGGCTTGGTTCGTGCGTCCTGGGGCATTTTAAGGGGTCATTTTTTCTGACTTTCCAGGTATTTTATTATATGTTGTCTAAAATCGTCCATTACATAGAAAAACTGTCTGCATAACTCGTCATAGTCATATTCATTCAAGGATTCACCTGTGTTATGTGCTACATGATTATGTCCTTCTATACTAAATACTTCTAAACTTTCTTTTAGATTTTCGTTCAATTCTTTAATATTCATTTAAAACCCCCCACTTTCAATTATTTTACAATGAATAGCCATGTACCTTTTTTGATTTGTTAGCGGTAATATGGCTTGTATATCATAAATTTTACCCTCATACTCAACCGCCATAGTGGTATCAATACCCTTTTTATATCTAACTATAAATCTAACGGTATGCTCTGAATTTACTCCCTTAGCCGCCCAAAACTCCTGGCCTTTTAAAAACTCTGTTTTAGCCCATAAAGTATATAGTAATTCATAACCTGGCTCTAATGGTGCAAAGGGCCCTTCTTCTTTTATCGGCACCATTATCTTTATTTTCTCCCTCATTTCGTTCATTTGCATATTATCAACTCCTTAAAGGCTTCTTATAAATTCCTCGTAGTGATCCATTAATCCTACATAGGCGTTTAACATGGACGCCGTTCCGTCTATCCTCATTTTAGGGGCTAATGCTTTAATAGGTACTATGTTCCCGTTCCTGTCTGTTTCTATCCCTGTATTGGTTAAGTTCCATTTAAGGATTGGGCTATTATTATAATTAATCTTTTTAGCCTGTAGGTCTGCCCCCATTTGTTGCATTGGTAGGCTTAGGGTCTTGGCTCCCTGTATGCAGCGTTCCATAATAAAACCGTTTTGCTCCATTTCGTCAACCCAATACTTAGCACTCCAACTGTCATAATAAACCCATAAAGGCGTTATACTATAATCGTTTACTATCTCTAAAAACCAGGCCGTTACATCACTATATCTAATTGTATTACCTTGGCATAACCTTAATAGGCCCTGTTCGTACCATTTATCATAGGGTATTTTATCCTTTGTAACTCTTTCATTAAAGTTCTCCAGGGGCAACCAATACATTTGGTGTATAAATCTTTTTTCTGTCTTAGGATCCATTAATAATATAGTAGCTGCCGTTAAATCTCCCGTCTTACTTAAATCTGCCCCGCCTATACAATATGATCCTTTAAAATCTTCCAGTTTAAAGGTTTCTTCATTGTTTATATCATCAAAGGTTAACCATGCACTATGGATTGTATCTCTTATATTAAAATCTTTAACCAATAGGCCGTTTAAATCATTCTGGTTATGTTTTGCCCGTTCTACCTTTTGGATTAAATCATCTAGCTTTTTTATAGTTCCTAATGCGGGGTTTGCTTTGGGCCATGCTTCGGGTTTCTTCCATTCTTCCCTAGCGTCTAACTCATAAAGTATAGGTAAAAAGGTATCATCTTCAATTACCCCGTCAACTATTTTAGTGGCATAGTTATACATATCATCAAATATACATTCTCTTAAAGTTCCCGCCGTTGTTATCATTACCATTAAAGGCTGCTTACGGGCTGATTGGGATTGTTTCATTACTTCATATAGGTTTCTATCTGCTATCCCGTGTAACTCGTCCATAATAACCAGGTGGGCGTTTAAACCGTCTAAGGTGTTTGAGTTCTTACCTAATGCTTGGAATTTTGAGAAGGTGGCTTCAAAGAATAGATCCGCCTTTCTCTTTCTAATATGCTTTCTTAGGTATTCACTTTGTTTAATCATGTTATGGGTTTCATCAAAGATTAAATTAGCCTGTTCCTTCTTAGTGGCAACGCTAAATATATCGGCTCCCCCTTCTCCGTCTGCTATTAGCATATAAAGTGCTATACCGCTTAGCATGGTACTTTTCCCATTTTTCCTGGCTACATAAAACATACTTTCTTTATATTGCCTTAGTCCTGTGTCTTTATCTACAAAACCAAATAAGGCGGATATATAGGCTTTTTGGAATAACTCTAGTAATACTGGTTTACCTGCCCATTCCCCCTTACTATGTTTACAAAACCTTTCTATAAACTCTATGGGCCTATTGGCTTTATCTTCATCAAATATATATTGTCCTGGCTTGTTAATAGCTTCTATTAGCTTCTTATACTGTTTTTTAACCCTCTTAGATACTATTACCTTACCTTCCTTTATTTCTTTCCAATACGCTTCAATATAGTTCATTTAATCACCCTTTATAAAGTCTAGTAATGGGTCTGTATTAGGTTTAAAATCTGCTGGGGGTAATAGATCCGTTAATTGTTTCATGGTCTGGTTATATCTCTGTAGTGTTTTATTATAGCCTTGTAATGCGGGGTGTTCTCTATAAAATTCTTGCTTACCTTGTTTAAATAATTCAACTGGCCCGTCCTTATCTACTTGGGCTTTTAAGGTAATCAATGTATTTTGCATGAATACCAATTCATTAAATAAACTGTCTGCTATAGGCTTCCTATCTCCTG